CGTTAACTACTACAGGCATAACCTTTGAAGTACCCCTAATATCTGTCGTTAGCCATTGCACAAGTGGACTTGTAAAACACCCTTTCAAAAACAATGCTTCCTCTTCTGTAATAAAATCGGTGTTGACTTCTATTGTTTGCTTGACGGTATTGTTAAAAACTTTGTTACCGCCTTGATAGCTTTGTATATCATGTCCATTGTTAATGTCGTCAATTACTTTGCCATGATTTTGTCTGTAAGTTTTTCTGTTACTTGTGAACGTTTTTTGACTTAATTTGCTAAAATTATAATAGTCCCAAGTACCTAGTTGATTAAGCCAAGCCAAGCGTATATTCTCATAACCTCTGCAATCGTCATCTGTAATATCAAATATCAAAGGTTTATATGCACCTTGACCTGTACTGTCCTCAAATTCTACTGTGTAATAGCCGCCAACTTCTATGTTGCTAGGTGTTAGGTCTCCAGAGTCTTTGAGGTTTTGTAATCCACAGCCAAAATATAACAAACCTGTTTCTGCATCTTCAAAAGTTCCAGAGCCAAATGTTTGATTAGCAACAGGAAAAGAGCCGCCATTAGCTGTGTTATTTATGATTGTATTATTTTCTACAAGTGATCCGCCAGAGTTATACAACTTAATACGCACACGCCCCATGTCTGCAAGTTTATAAGTTGCGTTTGCATGATCTCGATGCCCACCATTAAAAAAAGCAATAGTATGATAGTGATTTTTGCCTATTTTTTGCCTTATAGCATCGTCAACAGTAGCTAATGTATTTGTAGGAAAATCTGTCAGCGTATTTTTACTTGTACCTGTTGTGTAGTAATCTGTAATTCTAAACTCTTCGCCATTGATTTTTTTGTTAACACCGTTCCAGAAATAAACCTCTTGTGCGTACATTGGTGTCAAAGCAGGTTGAGCAAAGTATGATGTTGTTACCAGAGTACCGCTAACTCGATATTCGACAGCAACTTCAAAATTAAATCTGCGTAAATTAGCTACATTTTCATTGTATTTTTCTATGTAATGTATTGGTGTAGGTACTTGTTGTTGATTGTCAAGAGTATAACTTTCAATGTCAGTTTCTACAAGATCTTGTACAAATTCTTCAACGTTAAAGTACGCTTTAAAATCAGTTGCAAAGCTTGTAGATTTTTTAAGTATGACTTGTCCTGCAGTACCTCCTGCACATGTACATCGCAGTATGTACTTTACGTCTGTTGGAAAAACGTATGAGCCATTATGTAGCACTTGTCCGTAAACATTAAAAAAGTTATTGCTATGAGCCATGATCACATGGTCGTTATATGCAGGCACAATCGATCGCTGTGTTTGTGTCCATGATATTCGTATAGTTCCTGAAGGCATTTTATAGTTCTTTTGTTACGTTTTGAATAAATTGTGTTGCATCTTTTGCATAAGCTCTTGCTATTTGCTTTGGCAAACCTTTGATCGTTTGACTCAAAGCATCTGTAAAAAAGTTTGTAGGCTCAATTCCGTAAAGGTATATTTTTCTAGCAACTAAAAATACCATAGTCTTGCGTGGTATAAATCGCCCCCTTTCATCTCGTACTCCGTCTAGTCCTTTGCGTACAACCCACTTGTCAATAGCACCAAGGTTTACAGCTTTCTTGCTTCCTGTGAACTTAAAAGGACTGCGAGGTGCTTTTGCAGCACTTTTAGAGCCTCTTATACCTTGATCCACTATATTAGTGTGAGGTGCTCCTAAAAACCTTAAATCTACTGTACCTCGATCTACTTTTAAATAGTACCCTAAGTTATCTTTTGTTTTTCCAGAAACGTTTTTGCCTTTTTTATCTAATATAGAACGAGCAAGAGCAACGGTTTTATCTGCAAAAATTGTAAATACTTTTTCTACGTTCTTTGACTTCATTATGCAGTAGCCACTACTATTTCAACGTCTGTTTCTGCAGCACCTGTACGCACAAATAAATCTGTAATGCTATGTCCTAAAGAGGTAATAGCTGATCCACTTGTATTGCTATCTGTTACTAATGCTTGTAATATAAAACTCTCGCCTGCATCGATCTGGAATGCACAACCCACGTTGCTTTCCTCTGCAAGTGTAATGTTGATAGCATTAGTGTCGTCTAAATTAGTAATACGCATATATTTGAAATCATCACTGTCAAACTCGCCACTTGTAGGGTCGCTTGCAAATTCCACTAATGTATGTGTAGTATTTGCTTTAAGTTGATAAACTCTGCTGTGGTAATTAGTAATTCCTGTAATTTGATTAGTTTCGCTTTTATCGTAAGTGACTCCGTTTAGAGTAATACTTTCAGATATGCTAACTGTTAATGTTGCTGCTGTAACTGTAGATGCCATTTTTTTATTTTTTTGCTTTTATTTATTAGTATTCTATTAAAGTATATTAGTTATAGTATATATATATTATTGTTTGTGTCGAATAGCTGACGAAACGCTGTCGGTTTACACATATCCATCGCAAGCACTTGCATCAAATTCAACTTCTATTGAAAAATTAGCAGCCCATCCTGTAACCTCATTATCAAAACGCTCTGTAAATGGCTCACAGCTAATGCTATCCTGCAATCTAAATGAATTGCGATAGTCCTCAATAAGAGGTACCGCATCTGAATTGCGTAATGTACTGATTATATCGCCAATAGTATTCAGCGTATCGCTTAAAACTTGATCCTCGTTACGCTCGTTTTTACTTACTAAGTCCATGACAATCAGTTGGTAGCTATACGTCAATGTGCCTGTATCAAAATTAGCTGTGTTATATGATAAATGTGCAAGTGGGTATGTAATCTCTTTTAGGTCAACCTCAAAAATATCGCCCTGTGTAAATGTGTTAACGCCTTTAGTAGCGTTCATAACAGCAGTGATGCTGTTTGTTACTAAAATAAAAGGTAAGTTTTTTATGTTGTGTCCGTAGTACTTAATGCTCATGTCTTTTGTTTATTTTCTAATCTGTTTAATTCTGTTGTATAACTTATATAATTAAAGCACTCGTCAACCGTCAAATCAAGCACTTTGTCAAATTTCAGTATATCGCCACCTGCAAGGTTGTAAATTATACTAAACCAGCCATACGTTTCTGCAAACGCTTCTTCGTCTGTCTGATACGTTCTCGCCTCGTCCTCCTGTCCAGATTTGAATATGCTTGCGTAATTTTCATGTAATCCATTGCGATATTCAAAAAAAAAGCGGCTGCACCGTTTACAATTTCTACGCTCATTGCATCTCTAAATAGTTCTGCTCTTTTGTTAGCACTTATGAAATCATAGTCCTCAATATCGTATTTGTCTCCCTTTTTTTTAGTAATTGGTCTGTATAGTATGCTCATTATCTTATGCATATTTTGCCAACTTTCTGTTAGTGCGTTATCCAGATCGACAAACTCCTTAAGTTTTAGGTTAGATAGGTTAGGGTGGAAACCATACTCTATGCCCTCAATCTCGAAGTGCACAGCTAAGTCCTCGTTTGGTTTGGTTTCTACTAATTCGCCTAGTACTAAACTAGCTTCGTTAAGTATTTTTTTAGGTATATTGGCTATTAGTTCTGGATCAGCACCTGTAAAACATGATAACAAATGCAACTGCTTTTCTGCATCGCTAACGTCATCTTTGTAGGTACTCATAAAGAGCTGATATTTTCGCAAGCTGACCTGCTTCCATTTGCTAGGTATGTGATATTCGTCCTTGTTGATAACTAACTGCATATTGTAATATATAAAAAATTAGAATTGAGTATATTGCTGCCCATTGTTTTAGTAAACGTAAAGGGGGTTTGATTGTTGAGCATATCTGCCCCCTTTGCTATTGTACGTAATACTTGCCATCGCTTTTTATTTCAAACCAGAGTCGCATCATGAGTGCATCGCTATAGTCTGGAGAACGTCCAATTGCTGTTTTTACATCGTCCTTGCCTATCATTTGCACCTTTGCATCTTTGTCATAGTTTTTACGTCTCACCTGCTCTAGTTCCTGCACGATCATATTTTGTACCTTGATGTCCTCTGTCTGGATATATATGCTAGACCTGTTTATTGCATCTGCTAACTTGTAATAGCATTGTGTTTTTAGGTTAGCGTAATTTTCATTTTTCAATGCTTTGCTGTTATTGACAAAACCTCTGCAACGCAATATGTCTTTACAGCCACCGCCTATTCCGTCCTCGTCAACTATTATGTTGCTTAATTTAACACCATACGTTATCTGCATATCTTTTATGCTCTTAGCGGCTTCCGTAATGCTGTTAGATGCCATTGTTACAATACGCTCAACACGTAAACCATTCCAGAGCATGATCACCGTCTTGTCTTTACCATACCTTGCAATGTCTGCTGTTATATAACCATCGCCACCTGCTATTGTATCATTTTCAAATGTACTAAGTATTGCATCGTAATTGATCAACTTGTCTTCGCTGTCGTCATATTCCCAATTGCCAAATAGTAACCTCTGCTTACTGATCTCGTCTAATTTAGATAGCTGTTCTTCGTAATGTTTCGACACGTGCTTGTTATCTGTTACGAGCGACTGTATAAACTTTCTATGCTCTGGTAGTTTATTTTCTTTGTATGGTTTATAAAATTTGCTGTAAACCCACTCCTTGCTAGGGTTGCAAGTTAAGAGTATTTTAGGTTTTAAGTTAAACTCGTCAAGCTTGTATCTAATACGTGAGCCAAGTATCTGTTTTGCTTTCTCTGTAATTTGACTGCACTCGTCAACAAATGCTGCTGTAATTTCTAGCGATCCTAATGAGTCGAAGTTTCGATCTGATGGGTATGCAAATAGGTCTTTGAGCAGGACTTCACTGCCATTGTAAAAAGTAATTATATTGCTACCGCCATTGAATTTGTAATGCCTACCTGCTTCTAATTTCCATTGTTGGCAAACCTCAAAAAATGTGTTAAGAGTAGTTTTCTTTAAAGTATCAAGTTTACTGCGTCCAATAAGGCATCGTATTCCATCGTATTGTGTACACAGCCAGATAATCCAAGCACAGCCCAAATAGGACTTGCCACCACCTGCTGCACCACCGTACAAAACCTCTGTTGTAGTTTCATCTGTTAGGTAATGTAATGCTTGTCCTTGTTTACTCGTTAGGGGTATTATCGTCATCAATTACTAGCTGTATGTTAACAGGTTTATCGCCTCCAGAATGCTCTAGCTCTTGTCGTTCTACATATCCACGTTTTTTGCCTTTTGTTTTAAGGTAGAATATAGTTGCACTTGTATTTCCATCTCCTATCTGCTTGTGTAATTGACTTTCTGCAAAATCAAGAGCAATGTTTTCAATTTCTTGTACTGACTTTCTGAAGTCCTCGTCTTCATTTAGCCACTTGTAGAATGTTGATCGTGCAACGCCTACTGACTTGACTGCTGTTGTAACTACGCCTAGAGTTTTTTCTAAAGCTTGTAAAACTGCTTCCTTTTTTATGTGTCTATTTTCGTCCATGTTATATGCCTTTGATTGGTATTTTTACAATAGGGTTAAGATCAAAACCTTTTATTTTGCTACCTCTTTGTGTAGTATCGTTCTTTACTATTTGACTGCCCCACTTCTTTTGCAAGAGTTTAAGCTGTTCAATTTCTCTGCTCATCGTTCTATAATCAGCACAGCCACCTTTATTGCCATGGTCTTTTTTTACCATGAATGCAGAGTTTATTCTTAATAGCTTTCTGTACACATTGCAATTTTGTATGCAGTAGTCGTAGTCCTCTTTTAAAGGTAACCTCTCGTCAAATACAAGTTCGTTGTTTAGAAACCCCATAAAACTAGCAGAAATTGTGCTTTTTAAAGCAAAAGGTGTGTATTCTCTATAACTGCCTTTGTCTCCTATTATGTTAACACCCCATAGCCTACAACCAAATTGTTCGCAAAGATCAAAGCCATGCTCTATAAACTCTGTTACGTCCTCTATGTTTTTGCTTTTAGGCAAACCGTCCTCTGTACTCCAAAACTTCAATGCTTCTATGTCATCGTCAATAATTAGCCCCTTGTCTTTTATATAGTGCTTTAGCATGTAATTACGTACTCTTGCTATATTGCCACCAATTTCGTCTGGCATTATTTCTACTTTGTACCCCTCGTCAATATATTCCTGTGCTTCAAATTCATGCACACAATATGTAATGCTTGGTATTATTCTGTGAGTTTTTACTCCTTTAGCTCTTTTATAGCTCGGTGCGTATATATTCATGTTATATGCCTTTTATTGGGTGATCAAATCGGAAGCTCGTTTTTTTCCATTGCATAGCTTTGTAGCCCCACTTGTTGTTAATTAGAGTTGCATAGTATCTTTGGTCTGCTCTGTCGTATTTTATTACACTATCTTGCCCACCGTCTTTGCCGAAACTCAAAGCACAGTATTGGTTGTCTTTTAATATACGTCTGTTGTTATTCATTTTCTGCAGATAAAAGTCCACGTCTTCGTTAATACGCAATCGCTCGTCATATTTCAGATTGTCTTCTGTATTGACTAATGTGATGTAAAATATAGGTTTTGTCAAACTGAAAGGTGCCATGTCTTTAAGTTTCATATTGTCTTCGCTATAATCAAAACCTGCATACTTAGCACCCATGTCTTTTGCCATTATTTCAAGTTTTTCCATAACTTCAAGTGTCTCGTCACCTGTTAAGCGTATGTCTTCTTTCTTTCTTTTTAATCCTATAAAATCATCGTCTATTATCCAACCGTAGTTGTCGTCCTCACGCTCTGCTATTAGATCAAGTATAGCATTACGTTTTTTAGATACGCTTCCGTCTTGCTCATCTGGTATAGTCAATACAGCATCGCCATACTTAGCACGATAATCGTCTGCTTGACTTTCTGGTACTACTATGTAACCTGTTTCCAGATACTCATAAGTACGCACCTTGTCTGCTCTTTTATATGACGGTATGTATATATTACACATCCTTGATGCCTTTTAGATACTCTGCACCATTGATAACTCTGCCGATGCCCTTGCTCCATGGTTTGCCATTCTGTCTTTTAGAGTGTACGCTTTTTAGATCAAAATGTGTTTGTGCTGAAAGCCAATCAACGTCATTATCAAATAGCAATACAACGTAATTGTGGCTCTCGTCCAGATATTCGCTAAAAACGATCTCTTGTTCTTCTATTTCTGCTTTTTCGTTTAAAGTAGGCACCTCAACGCCCCACTCAACAAGTGGCATTTCATGCATATTATTTGCAAGCATATCATAGTCCCATGTACCAAAACTAGCATTGTCTTTAACTACAAATTCGTCAATAATATCTTGCCTTGTTTTTGCAACTCCTTTCTCTTGGTATTTTGCAATAGCTTGCTCGATCATTGCTTCTGTTAATATAATTGTAGGAACTTCTTTGTGTCCTAGCTCAACCAAAGCTCTGTATCTCATATTTCCGCCTAGTATAGTCATATTCTCGTCAACTACGATAGGTCGTATGTTTAGCATTACGTCAAAGTCCTCTAAACTCTTTTTTAGTTTTTTAAAGTTTACTTTGTCAATAGTTCTAGGGTTTTCCTTGTTAGGAATAATCTTGCTAATATGTACTGTTTGCGTTTTCATCTATAATGTATTGGTTATTTTCTAATGTTTCTAATTCAAATTGCAAATGATCTATTGCTTTTTGTATGTCCTGCTTTTTAGGGTTATTCGGCTTTTTTCCTGCCCTTAGCAGATATGTTACTGCTGTGCCTATATTATATGTTAAATCGTAGTCACTTATGACTTCGTGGGCTTTTATTTGTTTGTTTTTTCCTATATAATAGCTAGGTACTTTTTTACTCATTTTGTAATGCAATTTTTCTGATGCCATCAAATACAGTACGTAAACACGATCCACAATTTGTAGTCGGTCTGTAACGCGTTTGATGTATCTGGTTATATAATTCAACAAGTTCTTTTTTTGTTTTATTGTCTGGTGCTACTCCAGATTTGCAAGCTTTGTATAATACTTTAGCTTGTGCTATTTGTTTTTTTGTTAGGACGGCCATATTACAATGATGTTTACCATTTGTTTTGTGGGCAATTTTCTGTTTTCCATGCCGCCTTAGTTTCAATAGGGCAACCGCAGTCTGTACACTCCTTGTGCTTATGATCGAAATAATCGCACCTCGTACAAGTATGCACCCTATCGTAATAAGTAGAAGTATCTACATTTTCAAAACCCCCTAAA